TTAAAGCAATTGCACCTTCAGGACCCATTAATGTTCTAGAACCATAACCAGCTCCTCCACCTCCTCCAGGAGACATCATATCATCTGCATTATATAATTTATAACCATAAGCTAAAGCAGCTGCTGCGGCAGCAATACCTAAAGCAGGACCAATTACAGGTATTCCTCCCATTGCGGAGAAAGCATTCATTGCCATTTTAGCTATATCTTTTAATAATGATTTATTTTTAATTCCATTAATAACAAATAAGGTAGCTTTTTCAGCTGCTAAATATCCTTGTTTTGCTTTTTCTATACCTATTTGTAGTAAAGATTGACCTGTAGATTGTTTTCTTAATAAAAGTATAGATGCAGTAAAACCAAGTATAGCATAACTTATTTCACTTGCTTCTTTTAAACCATCAACAAACATTTTAATACCATCCCCTATTATTTTTATAGGAGCTGATATTAATTCAAACGCATATCCTAGGGCACCAACAGCAGGAACTAATAATTCTACTATAGGTGTAATAATTTGCATTAAAGGAGTTGCTATACTAACAAATAATTCTTTCATTTTTGCGACAGATTTATTTAAATCTTCTTGAACACTACTTTGTGCTTTTAAATCTGCTAAACTTTGTTTACCTAATTTATCTTTAATTTGATCTTGAGATAATCCTTTAGCCTGTAATTCATCTATTATTTTCTTTTTATCTTTATATTCCTCACCTACACTATTAGCAAGTTGTTCTTGAACAAATAAGGAATTTGCTAATTCTTCTCTAGACATACCGGTAGCTTTAGCTAATGCTTCCTGTTGTATTCTATTCATTTCTCCAAACTCAGCAGCTGTTCCTACTTGTTTAGCAATTTCTGCGGCCGCACCTGCTATATCATTATTTAAAGCTAGTTGTCTAGCTTTTTCAAAATTTAATGATTTACCAGTTAACATTTCAGCTGACATTTCGTTAGCTATGGATTGTTCAAAGTTTAATAACCCATCAGCTATATTTTCCATTTGACCCATCTCAAGGCCTAAAGCTTGAGATGTAGTTAATGCTTTTGATAATTCTGCAGAGCTACCTTTTAACGATAATGTAGTAGCTTTACTAATCTTACCAATATCAGCTAATACTTTTTTAGAATTTATTTGAACTCCTAAAGAATTAGCTGTTAAGGCTGATTGAGCTAGAACTTCTTTTGTATTCTTTTTTAAATCTCCTCCAGTTGCTTGGGTAACTGAATAAATACCACCCATTTGCTCATAAGTTAATCCTGAAGCTTTATGTAATTCTTGAAATGTTTCGAGGTTTTTGGAGTTTTCAGTAGTAAATACTCCTGTAATATCATTAACTGCTAATAACGCTTTTCCTAAACCTTCTGCCGTTAGCTTTATTGAGCCAGACATATTTGCAGCTGTGGATAATTCTTGTGATAATGCTGCCGCATTAGCATAGGACATATTAAGACCCTTAGCTAAATCTCCATTTAATTTATCAATGGAAACCATAGCTTTAAATACACCTAATACTGCTAATTCTAATAAACGAGAAGCGGTTAAAACTGATCCTAAGCCATTCTTTAATATTTTAGAGGCGGTACCAGTTTTATCCATTTTATCTAAAAGACCACCAGCATTTTCTTTTGCAATTTGTAATAAACTTTTATTCTTTTGAAGTAAATCATTTTCTTCTTGCATGGCGGCAACAGCTTTTTCTTGAAGGCCTAATTGTTGGTCTTCTTGAGCTAGTAAAGTTTTTTGCCTTTTTGTTAATCTATCACCTAAAATTTTTCTTTTTGCATCTAAACGAGCTCTATTTAAAGCTACTTTTTCTGCTTCTTTAGATATATCTTTTTGTGTAGCAACTCCCCTTGTTATTTTTGATTGGAGGTCTATTAAAGAATTTGTATTTGAAACCGCTTTTTTTAAATCAGCAACTAAACCACGTTGCATTGTTTTACCTACAACATCTACTTTGCTATTAAGGTCAGAAGCACCATCAACAGCACTTTCAAATGAAGATACTAACTGATCACCAATAGAGGAAACAGCATCAAGAATAAAATTTAATTCTTCTTTTATATCTTGCGATTCTTTTTTTGCACTTCCGTCACCTAATGCCATATAAAGTTATTTTGTTATAAATATTAAAAAAAGCAGCTATTTGTAGCTGCTCTTTCCTTTATAATTTTTTTCTGTTTTTTTAAACTCGGGGACATTTACTTTTCCTTCAGAATCTACTAAAGATGTTTTTTTACTATCTTTTGCATCTTTCATTGCTTTTTGTTCTTGATCGTAATATTCTTTTATTTGTAAAAAAGTAAATTTACGAAGCCAAAGAGGCATGTTATAGACTGATGCATAATCATATCCACCTTTTCCATGAAAGAGTATTTCGTGGATTTGTTTAAAAACACTTACTCTAATTTGAGGTGCCGTCTCCAAAGTCAGGCCAAAAAAAGCTAAGTCCTATAGGGACTGCTACCTCCTCTCCGCTATCTAGGATTATATTAAGATCCACATCTGGTTGTGTTTGTCTTAAATGATCTCTAAATGCTCTAGCATCTCGCGCTAGAAAATAATTGTCAACAAATTCTCTGATTGATTTTGAATCAGTTTCTCCGTTAACAGAGGTTAATGTATATTTTAATCTTGTAGAGGCTTCAGGAGAAGCATTTCTATTTATCTTTTTTAATCCTTTTAATTCTCTTTCGATTTTCTTTTCGTCATGACCATCTAAAAGTTTATATGTAATTGAAGTATTACTATGAGGTAATGTAAAACTAAACTCATTTTTTCCATCTATCATATCAGAACCATCAAATGGCTTATTTTCTAATTCTGAGAGGTTAATTTCTTCAGTTTTATTATTAATTGTTACTTTATAATCTGCTCCATACCCTAAGATTCTTGTAGCAATCATTACTGCATTTTTATCTCCTATAATTAAATCTTTTGAATTAATTTTAGAAATAATTACAGAATCTATTAATTTATCTAATACTGTGCCATTTTCGATATATGCTTGGTTAGATAAAATATCTTCTTCCTTAGCGGTCATATATTTTATTTCTATTTTACCACTAGAAAGGGGATTGTCTTTTGAGTATACTAAACCTTTTGAGGGTAATTCTACTTCTTCAGTTGGGAATTTAAATTCAGCCATAATCTTTATTTAGTTAAAACGTTTTTATCGTTGATACATATTAAAATAAAAAAAAGCTTGACCAAAGCCAAGCTATTTTTCAAAATATATGAAGGGTAAATGTATTAGAAATTAAGTATACAATAATCTGGTTGAACAGCCATTGTAAGTTCTTGAGCAGCATTTTCAGTATCCCAATTAAAATCTCCAAAGTTAGCTGATGTAATTAAAGCTCCTTTAACTATCCATTCAGATACGATATCACCTACAGGTCCTAATACGTTTATAGTTAAATCTTTTTTATAGAAATCACTATATCCATCTCTACCTGTTACTGATTCGTGGTGTAATCTTACCCATTCCATAACAGCTTGAGCGCCTGAAGGGGTAATAGGATCAAATAATGTAAATTCAATTTCTCCCCAAGTTGTTTTACCTTTTACAAATCTTTGAACGTTGATATGATTTAAAGGTACTGTTCCTTGAGTTAATGTTACAGCTCCTACACCTTTCATTATATAAGATGGAAAACCGTCTATATATAAGATGAACCTATTCTTTTGTTTTGGTTCAAAAGCTGTGAAAAATATTTCGTTTGGATCTAATACTGCCATTTTTATGTATGTTTTTTATCTATTATAAATATTCAATTTTTTAATTCTTATGCTGGAAATGTTGCTCCAGTTGGTAATACGTTGAAATCAAGTATAACAAATTCAGCTGTTCTAGTTGGTTGAATAAATATTTGACCAAGTAGTTCATTTCTATCAATAACATCTGGTGTGTTATTACTATCATCCATTACTACTTTAAAAGCGTATAATCCTTGTCTTTGTTGTACTGATTCTAAGTATGGGTTAACTTGTGTTAAGAAGTTATTTCTTGTTGAAATAGTATTTTGTTCAAATACTAAATTATCAGCTACTTGAGAAATATATCCTTTAAGTTGTATTAATAATCTTCTAACATTTATTCTATCTAGAGCACTTGCTCTTTTTTGTAATGTTTTCTGACCAAATACTACTACTCCTTGATTTGGGAATGAAGCTATTGGGTTAACATTTGCCTCATATAAAGTATCTCTTTGACTTACTGTTAATTTTCTTTCTGCACGAGTAACTTGACCTAATCCTCCTCTAGTAATACCTGCTGGTGCGAACCATGGTTCACTTGAAGCATCTGTATAAGCCATTACTCCTGGGACCATTGTTGAAGCTGGTATCCATACTAATTCTCCTGTATTTGGATCTACTGTTTGTATCCATGGCCAGTATGTTGCTGTATAGCTATTATCAAATCCTGCTGCTCCATCTGTTACAGTTGCAATTTGTGCATTGTATTCAACTAAATCAATTATTGCCATATTATCACCACGTGCAACAGAATTATTAACTAATGCTGTAATTTCCGAAGCATGACCCGTAGAAGCGTTTATTAAACCTGGAGCCGATATAATGTTATATTGATATTCATCTTGATTAGATAATAAGTTAATTACGTTAGTATAACATGGACCTGTTAAACCTTGTGAATCTGTTCCATTAATATCTTCATAAAAATTCATTTTACGAGTAGTACTAACATTTTTACCTGTTGCATCACCAAATGATCCTGATTGTACTTGTGGAAGTGATCCTGTATATTCATCTTTAGCAACTCCGGCATTATTAAAATATTGTGGAGTTTTGTAATTTACTTGTTTTACTCTTACATATCTTGATCTATTAGTATAAGATCCTGATTCTTGTATAAAATATTGACCTCCATCTTCACCTAATGTATTATCTATATCTCCAATTACTTTAGAAATATAATTTGAAGATTGTGGATCTAATGATACGTTATTATATTGTTCTAAAACAGTTTGTTGTGCTGTTCTATCATCTCCTCTACGAATTACTAAACTGAATTGTCCTGAAGCTGTATTTACTTGAGGAACTTCCCATCGTATGTTATATTGAGATCCAGATAACATTGCTCCACCAGCAATCTCTGTATCACCAACTGGAATTGCTGTGTTGTTCATTATTTCCCCCTCTGAAAGAGTTTCTAAAACAAACGGATCTAATAATTTTGTTGGATCATCAGCTACACCTAAAGCAGTCATTGCTGAACTTGTTGCTGCAGAAAAAGATCCAGTAACTACACGAGTTACTAACATCGATAAACCTCCATTTTGGAAGTAATTATTTACCGCAATCGAAGTTAAGTATGAATAAGTATTAGATGCACTTATTATAGTTGCATCAAATAAAGCTAAATATTCACTATATGATGTAACTATAGTAGGGATATTTACAGGTCCTAATGCTGTTGGGCCAATGATAGCTGCGCCAATTGCTTGTGGTCCCGAGGTGATTTGGGATTGATCATTTTCTCTTGCTAGTACACCGGGAGATAATAAAGTTTCTGCCATTTCAATATGTTATTTTAATATTATTTTTATTATAAATATTAAAATCCTTTTCAAAAAACTAATTTGTTTTAGTAAATTCTTCTTTTCCTAAATCAATATTTCCTTCTCCATATTTTTTTGTTAACTCTTTTGCTAACTCATTTTCTTCTTTCTGTAAGTCATCTAGTTGGTTTTCTAAAGTTTCTGTTTTCTTTTTTAAACCATATTTTGCAATATGAACTTGACCTAATGAATATGAAATTTGATTTCCTTTATTTTGAATTTCCTTTAATTTTGCAACTTCTTCTTTTTGTAACTTTTGGATTTCCATAATTTAATTATTTCGTTAATAAATATACAATTTTTAATTAAAGATTATTTTTTACTATATTTTTTTAAAATAATCCCATCTTTTTAAATTACTTATTGTTAATTTTTTTATTTCAGGAGTTATTTCTGGGTTATTTAATAATTTTACCCATAATTCTTGGGCTTTTTGTCTTTGTCCTGTATACCATATAGTAAATGCTTCTTGAACTAATAAATTTATTTTTCCTTTATATCCTACATCTGTTCTAGTTAAAGTATTATATTTACATACATTTAATCCTAAAGTAGCATACATTAAAGCTTCTTTCCATGCTTTTTCATTACTATAAAGTATACTTAATAAATAATAGGCTTCGGGTCGTTTAGGAGAATGTGTAATAGCTAAATATAATTGTTGTTTTTCATACCACGGTCTTCTTTTTTGCTCATGTATTGTAGAATAAGTCTTTAATATACATTCATACTCTAAATCTTTATCATTAGTTAATTCAGCACACCTTAAATAATAAGTATGAGCACTAGCATAATGTTTTATTTTTTCATACTCATAACCTAAAAGAAAATTTAGTTCAGGATTTTCAGGATCTTGAATATATTTATTTAGTTGGAATTGTATTTTTTTTTCTTTAATCATTTTTAAATTCTGTTATATAATCTAAATCCTTTAAAACAGATTTAGGCATTTTTAAAATATAAGCAGCATTATCTACAAATCCAAAACTAAGTAAAAGGTTATTATCTTTTTCTGCTAAACCACAACAAAATTCAATTTGGCCCCCCATAAACTTAAAAGGTTCTGATATCTTTACATAATTGAAATCTTTATCCCAAAATATAAACCTATGATTATAAGATGCATCTTTCCAATTGTTTTCATTATTCCACCAATGAGTTTCATGAACACAACAAACATAATATTCTCCTAATTTAATTACTTGAGATCCTCCTCTTAAACTTAAAGGTGCTTTTAATTTATTTTTAGTTTGATTTTTTAATGTTATTTTTTCTTGTTTATTTATTACTTGTTTACTTGAAATAACATCTATAATTCCTTCTTGTGCTTTATGTTTTACTGGATTATTAATATCTACTTTATATACAGATGTAGGGTTTGACCAATTTACAAAGTGGTAAGGTTTATCTATAATAGGCATCCAATTTTTTTCTAAATGGGTAAAAGTAGGTGGATTAATTCTATTTCGAGTTACTTCTTTATATTTACCATCTATATATTGAATTTCACATAGTTCCATTCTTCCCTCTCCATCATCATTTACATCTCTCCTAACACCACAAATATATAATTTATCTTCCCATTTAAAAATTCTACCATCTTCTAATCCAATAAAATCCCAAATTGGAGTTATATCATGTATAGAAGTATCTATTAAATTATAATCTTGGACATATAATGAATCTGGGTCTAATTTACAAAGATAATTACCTGTTATTAGCTTACAATCATCTTCTGGATTTAAATAAGCTAAACAACCCCAACCTGAATTAAATTTTTGATTTAAAGTACTATGGTATAAAGTATAATGTACATGCCTTATATTACATAATACATCTCCAAACTCATCAATAAAAATAGAAGCATTACATAACCCATTTCCTCCAACTAACTCTGCTGGTATTAGTAAAGGAGTTAATTTTCCTCCCTTTTTAATTGATAATTGTGATAAATTTTTTAACATATTATCTATAGTGAGATCCTCCTACCCATAACACAAATGATTTTCTAACACCTTTAGTTACAGGAGTAACTCTATGCATCATATATGAAGGGAAAATAAAAACTGAACCCTTACCTCTAAATGCTGTAGTTATACTATCAGCTCCACCCCATAGTTCTAGATTACCACCTTCATATTCATCAGGTTCAGATAATTGAACTGTAATAGAAACTTTGCGTTTAGATAACGCACCAGGTCCTATATCTTGATGCCAATCATAATGACCTTCATTTGTATCATGATATTCAGTAAATTGTATTGGTTCAGGAAGACTATATAAATCAAATCTCCATAATACTTTATTAGCTTCTTCTATATACCCAGCTAATTTTTCATATAACCACACCCATTCAGTATCTTGAGGAATCCATCTTATTTTAGATTTTCTAACTTCATTATCACCAGCAACAGTAGTAGCTTTATTTAAAGTTAGTTTTTTAACTCCTTTATTTATTTTTTGAAGTTCTTTGGTATTAAACCCTTTACTATAGTAATAGTAATTTTGGGAATCATTTTCTTCTTGAAGAAAGTTGTAACTGTTTAACATAACTATTTTTATTATTAATTGGTTATAGTCTTATGACCACAATATAGTAACTTATAATGTGTAATCCAAATAATTAATAAGAAAAAGTTAATGTTTCACCATTATTACTAAATTCTAATTGTGAATTTATACTTGATGATATTGAAGCTTTACTACTATTAACAGAACCTGTTATCCAAGTAAAAACTGTTTCTTCAAATTCAGGGGTATTTTCGTAATTTATAAAATTATATTCATCATTTATATCAGAAATATCTAAAGTAACATCATTTGTTGCTGTGTCACTGAAGCTACCACTATTACCTTCTATATGATAATTTATTTTGTATATTATATTATTATAAGAACCACTATTTGGTATAGCTTCCATTGATGAAATTGATTGTGTATATGATATAGCCATAATTTATTTACTTTTTATTAAGAACCGTAAGTTATTGATGTAGCATTAACAAAATCTTGTTCTCTTCTATATACTCTGTATGCAACTCTTATATAAAATATAGCTGATGTTGGATTAACAGTTGTATTTGTTACTGTTCTTACATAAAGACTACGATTCATTGTTCTTTGACTTTGATTATTAAGAATATTATAAGGTAAGTTTTGTGTATATTCCGTTCCTTGTTGTACCCAACAAGGTCTATTATACATTACAATACTAGATACATTTGTAACTGTAGCTGGGGCAGTCCATAGGGTAGGGAAATTACCTGTTTGAGAAAAGCTTGATTCGTTTTCATACATATTAACTTCCCAAGCTTTTTCTGCTCCATTAGTACCAGTGGAAGAAAAGCTTGTTGAACCTTGTGTTTTGAAAAAAGCAATATGCTCAGGATTTATTAATGTGTTAGATCCAAATGTATTTACAAGTTTTTTTGGTGGTCTAGAAGTACTGTCTCCTAACATATTAAGCCACGCATTAGGATTCATTTTTATAACAACAAATCTTAAGTCTTCTAAAACCTTACCATTAGCAGAAAAAGCAGCAGTAGTTGTTTTAATACCCGTTGAAGCCGCTCCACTTCCTACTTTACCTGGGTATAAGAAATTACCTTGTCCATAATAACCAGCTTTTATATATCTGTCTGAGTCTGATGTAGTACCCGCAGCTACAAAAAAGTTTTGTTCGGATGTTGGTCCTATATTTAATTCATTTCTTGCTCTAAGTGTACCATTTACGTCCATTGCTGAACCTGGGTTTGTAGTTCTAAATCCTACATTTTGGTTTGTAACGTCAACATATAAAGCAGGATCTGATGCTAATTGAGGACCTACTTTTAATATAGTTCCAGTAAAAGTTAAATTTGATTCAGCACTTAGAGTAGTACCTCCAGTTGCTGTAACTACTCCATCAATAACATTAGGTGAAATAGTTGGAAGAGGTCCTGTTGGTCCTACTGGTCCTGTTGGTCCTACTGCTGTTGAACCTGGACCTGTTGGTCCTATTGGTCCTGTTGAACCAAGAGGTCCTGTTGAACCTGTTGTTCCTTGAGTTCCTGTTGTACCTTGTGGTCCTGTTGGTCCTACTGGTCCTGTTGAACCTGTTGTACCTTGTGGTCCTGTTGGTCCTATTGGTCCTGTTGAACCTGTTGTTCCTTGTGGTCCTGTTGGTCCTATTGGTCCTGTTGTTCCTGTTGTTCCTTGTGTACCTGTTGTTCCTTGTGCACCTGTAATTCCTTGAGGGCCTGAAGTTGCAGCAACCCAATTTAATTGGGTACCTGTAGAACTTAATACTTGACCTGCAGTACCTAAATCTCCATCTTTATCTTTTATACCATTATTATACAAGACATCCCCATCAAATGTTGATAATCCTGAAGAATTTACTTGAAAAATTGGAACACCTGAAATATCTGATGCTGCAAATACTGTCCCTGTTAAACTATCTGTTACTGAGAATAATTGACCTTGAGATCCTTGTACATCTAAAAGAGTACCACCTGAACCTGAAACTAGGAGTTGATTTCCATCCCAATTTAAATTCTTTTGTCCTACTGCTGCATTACTACCATTAGCAGTTAATATAGCATCTGTACTAGTATCCCCTGTAATAGATGTAAATCCTG